ATGCAATCCATTACTCTAATCCCCACACCTTGGGATTTGTTGGAGCGGAGTAACGCTCCTCGCGTCTTTACCGGAAGCGGGAAGAATCCACAGGCAATTACAATCGACTGTCTCATTAACTTCCTCCGCAGTAACGACATCGCGGACGAGCGGTTAAAGACAAGTCTCCAATTATCACTCCTTCTCGATAAACAGGCAGGGCGACCGCTTCGTGCGCCATTGGCTCCCGCCTATGAGAAGGTCTATACCCGATGGAAGGAGAACAGCCCAGATGGCGAGGTGAAGGTCAAGAATGCACTTCCTGCCCTCATCCCTTCCGTCATCTTCCATTCCGTCCCATCTATGCTGGGCGAGAATAAGAAGACCGTTGACCCGCGTACCGCATTGCGCCGGGCTATCTCCTTCTGGTCCCACTCCGGTATCATTGGTCTGGACATTGACCTAAAGAAGAAGGATGAAGATACGAACCCCGCCACTACGGAGGAACTTAAACGCATTGCCGAGGATAAGCTCTCCCACTTGCCCGGTTACTTGTTCGGGTACGTCAGCCCCAGTGGCGGGTTCAAGTTCTTCGTCCAAGTCGATGAACGGGCACGCGAGGCTCTCAACATCTCGGAACCCCCGGATTCCACGGATTCCACGGATACCCATATCCCGGATATGGGCAAGTACGTCGCGGCTATTCGTCAGGCTCGCCACCAGCTAATCTGCAAATACCTGTGGGACCAAGTGTACCACCTCTCCGGTCTGACCTGCGACCCCACATGTAAGGACATCTCCCGGTTGCAGTTCCTCTACCACGGGGAGTTGGTGGAACGGGATAAAGATACGCCGCAGGTATTTACCGTGCCCTCCCTTGACAAGCTGGTCGAACGGGCTACCAAGGAAACCGTGGCTCCCGCGGCAGAGGATGACCTCCTGACCGAGCGGGACCCGCTTCCCATTCTTATCTCCGAGTTCCCCAAGTGGCTGGACGATAATGGCTACGCCGAACAGGCCGAGGGCTTCCGGGCAATGCGCTGGGAGGGGAACCACATGTACGGCATGTGCCCCGCGTGCGCAAGCGTATGCACGGGACACCGTGCCGACCGTGACCTGCAATTCAACATTGTCCGGGACTTCCCATCTACCTCATGGTTCCATTGCCTCCATAGCTCCTGCCAAGACAAGGACCGGAAGGTGAAGAGCATGAATGACCTGTTCCGCATGTATGTGCTGGACATCGAGAACAGAGACATTGCCACCATAACCCCTCCGGTTACGGATGCTGAATCTGAATCCTTGCTGGATAAGATATATAACCCCGACGCAGAGCTAAAGAAAATCCTTGCCGAGACCGGACCCTTACCGGAGGGGAAGGCTTATCAGGCAAAGAAACCTGAACGCTGGGCTACTCTCGACTTCCCCATGAAGGACCCCAAGAAGGACATCGTTTCCGTATCATTCGTTAATGTTAGCTTCCTTCTTGCCTCCATTGGTCTCCGCATTGTGACCGATGTAGCTAATGAGACCAAACTGGTGCTGGACCTCGTGAGCCGAAGGCTCTATCCTTACGACCCGGAGTTCGTGAACCACATCGCGGGCAAGTGGGCCAGCTATCTGGCAGTAGGAACGGCTACCTCCAAATTGCAACACGAACTGGACGCAACCTTCCGCAGTATCTCCACCAACTTCTTCTACCACCCCCTCGCATCCACCTTGTGCGTAAAACCTTGGGATGGTATTGACCGAGTGGGGCAGTACATCCGTACTCTTGAACTGGAAGAGGGCATGGCCCCGGAAGGCTATACCGAAGAAGAGTGGCTGGACTTCGTGCTCCGTACATGGCTCTACACGGTCCTCGACCACATGGAGAAGTCGATGGAAGATGTTAATAACATGTGCCCCATCTTCTGCCCCATCTTCATTGGTAGCCAAGGTAGCGGTAAATCTTACTGGGCCTCTAAGCTCCTTGCCGACTATCCCGGATGCTTCACGAGTAGCTTTGACATCCATAATGAGAAGGATGCTATCGTGCAGAAGAGCAGTACCCATGTTATCCAGCTGGACGAGATTGACCGAATCCTCTCTAACCCGGAGGACGCGAACAAAGTGAAGAATGCTCTTGACATCCAGCCCGCCAAGACCCGTGCGGCATACCAGCGTGACCAGCGGATGTATAAGCCGAAGGCGGTGTTCATTGGTACGTCCAACGACCCCAACCCACTGACGGATGCCACGGGGAACCGCCGCTACTCTGTCCTTTATGTCCGCAGTATGGGAGGGGACCTAGCTACGGCGAAGAAGGTTCGTGATTCCATAGATATACAGCAACTATGGGCGCAGGTGTATGAGAACTACCACTCGCTAAGCAAGGATGTTAGCGAACTTGTAAGCATGGTGGTGCAGAAGTCCCAAGAGATAAACACCAAGTATGGCATGCGGGAATCCGCGGAGGAATCCCTTGTGACCCAGCTTCGTCCGGTTGATTGGGACATAGATACGGATAAGGAGGGCAATCCTTTGTGGAAGCATATTCCCATCACCTATACGGGGCCGCAAGCTCTCCTGCATATTCTCTACACCATCCGAGATACCGGAGTAGTAACAGACCAGCCGCGTTCCGCTAACGCTCCTAAGCGTCAGTCCCTCGCAGGGTTCAAGACCGCCATCACCACTTACTTCCAAGACGAAGCATGGTGGAAAACGAAACAGGTGTCGGGAGGAAGACGGCGCATGAGGTTCCTCCATGTAGAGGACTGGCTCAAGTACGCAAGCGACAGTACTAAGGCCCGTTGGTATCGGGACTTCCCTGAATGGGAAGAACAGGACAAACAACGCCAAGAAGTAATCGTAGGATAGTGAGCGAGTTACAACTTCATCAAAAATTTCTTCTAAAAACTTCTTGACAAAAATCTAACACGTGATATATTGGCCTCGTCACCGGGATTCCGGGGCGGGGCCAATCCCGTTCCGCTAATCCCATAGAATAATAAAAAGCAAACCCGCAATAAATACATGAAAGTACAAGCCATCCTGTTAGTTCTCGTTCTTTTTGTTCTTCCGGTAGTAATAACGTCTCCGAAGAACTACGTAAAGTTGTTTCACTACATCACCTCACATGTGGGTGCTTGGCTTAAAAATTATTATCAAAGGTGGAACGATGATAGTTCAGGCCTTGCTCGGTCCGAAGTATTATTTGCCGCTACTATACTTGCTTGTGTTTTTGTAGTCCCTTATGGCTCGTTGTTTATCTTACAAGGTACTCCTGTTTGGAAATACCTTGCCTCACTTATAATTTGGGAGGAACGTTCTGGGAATGCACAATATACAGTAATGGCTCTCCTTGGTCTTAGTTGTCTCTTTATTACTTTCGGAGTAACTGTCATCTCTTGCCTGATTCAATCTCACTTCATTAAACCCAATCAAATAAAACTCGAACAACAGTAATACCCAAACCTCTTATGCCCAAAAGACTTATGACATTGGAAAACATGGACTACTCTCAAAGATTTAAGGATAACTTCATGGACATGGTACGGATGCTTCCGTATGCCTTCTTCTGTCCTTTACTCTTTGTCACGTACCTTAAATCACACCTGCCCCAGTCTTCTTGGATGATGTGCTTCTTGACCGTTGTCGGCATGAGCCTGATTCAGATTCTCTTTGCCGCGGCCATGATTTCCATTCCGAAGAAGGAGCACATGTTCTACGGACTGGTCATTCTCGGTACTGCCTTCTTTATTGCCCCCTGCCTCTTCTGCCACTGGATGGGTATTAACATATAGACATCATGAAAGACCTAGCAGAATTATCCCCCTACATAGGCATCTATTACCTCTCCCTATCCGTGGGCTTTCTGGTCAATGGTATGCCCCTACTGGCCTCCCTCATCTTCTCGCTCATTCTCGTCCTCATCGTTCTGTGGATGTGGTCCTTCATCTACATCACCATCACACATCTATTGAAACGGAGTAGCCGGGACATGAACATTAATATCTTCGGCCTCTCCGCAACATTGGTCACCCTCTTCTTCAATATCATATCACTCTAAACTATGTACAACGAAATTGCAATCGCCGCCCAAACAGTTGATACCCACTTCTCCTATATGGGATTAGAGGAATCAGCCGCTGACCTCCTGCGCCATCTTCTGTGGGAGATTGAAGAATACCGGGAAGCCGACGCGGAGGACCGCGTAAAGGAGGCAACCGACATCGCCATTCTCGCATTGCGCCTAGTAGCCGCTACGGGGCGCGATGAAGGTTTCTCCTTTGAGGATGAAGTACACCTCGCAAACGAAAAATGCGGGGAAGTCGTGAACCGCATGAACCGTGCCGTGAAACTGTACAAGAAGGACAGAACCGCCGGAATTCCTATGAGCACACCCCAAGAATACTACGCGCAAGCGAAGGAACAACCGAATACACCCAAACACTGATGCACGAAGAAATAGATAAGAACCCTATATCATTTTCACTGCCCCGCATTCCGGGGTATGAAATGGAGATTACAGACGACCAGACCAAACTCACAGGTGATACTCTTGCCGTTGACTTTGAAACGTATTATGAGGGGAAATATTCCCTTAAGTTCATGGACCCGCATTCCTACTGTCTGGACCCACGATTCGACGCATACATCATGTCCGTCTATGACGGGAAGTATTGCTGGGTAGGACATCCGAAGGATTTTGACTGGGAGAAAACTACGAAGGACAAAACCCTCGTCGCGTTTAACGCCAGCTTCGACTATGCCGTTTACCTCTTCGCACTTCACGCGCCGGGGGCCAAGGGCATCCCGTGCACACCAAGCTTCCAGCCGCCCTTCAAGGAGTGGCTCTGTTCCCGTGCCGCTTCCAACTATCTCGCCATCTATGGCTCTCTTGACAAGATTGTCGCAAAGCTTTGGGGTGTAGAGATTAGCAAGGAGGTCCGAGCCAAGGCCGAAGGCGTTGACTTCCGCAAGATGGAAGTCATCCCAGACGACATGAAGGAATACGTGGCGGGCGATAGTTACTACTGTCTCGCCGTGTGGGACAAGATGAAGAACTTCTGGCCGGAAGATGAACGGGAATGCTGGCTCAATACCTGCATCATGGGATGGCGCGGAGTTCCGACTTCCCGTCAGTATCTTCTTGACGGATTGGAGAAACTCCATCAGGCACAGGAGGAATACAAGGAAGCTATCCCGCTTGAAAAGAAACTCTCCATTCCCCAACTACGTAGAGCGTGCGAGGAACTGAACATCCCGCCGCCGGAGACGACGAGTAAGGCCAGCGAACTATTTACGGACTGGCTGGAAGAGTATGGCCACCTCGTTCCGTGGGTAACTCTTATCGGGAAATACAGGAGCGTGAACCGCATGATTAGCATTACCGAGCGCATGCTTTCCCGCGTCTATACTGACCATGAAGGGATAGAACGTCTACCCTACACCCTGACCTATTGTGGCGCAAGCACGGGTCGTTGGACTGCCGGGGGCGACAAGCTCAACCTGCAACAGCTTAACCGTGAAGACGTTCTGGGCTTTAACCAGCGCAACGCCATTCAAGCACCCGAAGGGTATAAGCTCGTGGTATGTGACTGGGCTGGGATTGAAGCACGTCTGACCGCTTGGCTCTGCGGGCAGGAGAAAATTCTTGATACCCTCCGTGCTGGTGAGAAGGACATCTATGCCGCTAACGCGAAAGGTTGGGGCCTCATCCCCGCGGATGTCAAGGACTTCAAACAGTACTGCAAGGAAACTCCGGGGCAAGCGGACCTTCGTCAGCATGTGAAGGCGGGGGTACTTGCTTGCGGCTTTAGTGCTGGATGGAAGGCTATTCAACGCTCGAACCCCGGAATGGACAGGGACCAGTGCCAAGCGATTGTGGACATGTACCGCAGTCGTAGCCCAGAAGTGGTGGCATGGTGGAGAGAGTTGGACGCATTAGCGGCTCGCGGCTATCGTACCCCCTCCCATAGCTTCGCGCTCTCCCTTCCCTCTGGCCGGAAGCTCTATTATCGTAACTGTTACAAGAAACTCATTCAACCCAAGGACGGTCGTCGTCCCTATTTCGCAACCTGCGTCGATTTCGGATACAAGTCCTCCATTGTCAATACTAACCTCCTTAGCAATAATAACATCCAGTCAATCGCACGTGACCTCATGGTCCGCACGTTCAACCGCCTGTGCAAGGAATTAGAGGGTGCGCAACCTATCCTTCTCGTGCATGACGAAGCCGTAGTGATGGTTCCGGCTGACCGTGCCGAGGAATACGCCCAGCGCATCGAACAGATAATGGAAGAAACTCCGCAGTGGGCTTCATCCCTTCCGCTCCTTGCCGAACCTGAAATCATGGACAAGTATCGCAAATGAGTGCGCTTACTCCATTCCCTCCCCAAGAAGATTGCATCCACGATATGGTGGATGCAATTACCCGGCACGGCTATGTGATAAATAAATCCTGCACGGGTACGGGGAAAACATTGGTTACTATCGAAACCGCGAAGGCTATGGGCAAGAGACTTCTCGTCGTCTGCCCTGCCATCGTAGTGACCCAATGGAAGCGAGCGATTGAACAGCAAGGAGCGGACGCGGTGGATGTCCTCTCATGGGAGAAGGTGCGCAGGGGAAGTACCTCCTACTACAAACGCCCTACAAAGGTTCCCAAGTCCCGGATAGTCTTCGGGGCTTGGACCCTTCCCGACGATTCCTTGCTGGTCCTTGATGAAAGCCATAAGGCCAAAACCTATGGTAGCCAAAGCAACATCATGGCATTAACTGCGGCCCATCAAGGACTTCCGACGATTATGCTCTCTGCCACTCCTTTTATGTCTCCCCTCGATATGAGTGTCCCCGCGACGTATGCCAAGTGGATTCAAGACCCCCGGCGCGGGTTCTGGCTCTGGGCACGCATGCACGGATGCACCGACAGCTTCTGGGGAGGTATCGAGTTTAAGCTCAACCCCCGCAATCATGCCATGATGGAGAGCCTGAAACAAAAGCTCTTCACTGCTGGCGTTATGACAGAGATTGACAAGGATAGACTTGACACATTCTTCCCGGAGAATAGAATCGAATATCTGTCCGTGGACGTAGACATGAAAGGTATGAGAGAGATTAAACAGTTGCAGAAAGCACTTGACAAGCTGGACAAATCGTGGGACCAGTCCATCGAACGGGCTAACGAGAAGGGACTTGAACTTCCCGCTATCGTTGAACTCCTTCGGCTTCGCCAGCAATCTGAATTGGCTAAGCTCCCCACGATGGCAGAGAAGGCAGTTGAACTTCTGGACAGCGGATATAGCGTCGCCATCTTCGTGTCTTTCCTCGACAGTCTCTCCACACTCTCGGAACTCATTAACAATAAATCGGGGAGAACAGTTCCCTACTCCGAGATTAGTGGAGCGGTGACTGGGAAGAACCGACAGGAAGAGGTGGACAAGTTCCAACGGAATGAAGTTCCTCTCGCTCTCGTGCAGATTAGTGCAGGAGGAACGGGTGTGTCTCTCCACGATACGGAGGGTGGCCACCCCCGCGCCGCGCTTATCTCGCCCGATTTTTCCCTCTCGTCACTCCTGCAAGCTCAAGGACGTATCGCTCGCCTCGGTGCAAAGTCACACACCTTGCAGTACATTGTGACCGCCTCCGGTACGGTGGAGGAACGAATCATACAATCACTCAACACAAAAGAAATTTGCTTTAACGCATTAACATCAAATGGCTAATAACGAAACCAACACTCACAGCAAGTACAGTCCGAGTAAGATGGCATTGCTCGCTACCTGTCCCGGATATATGCCTCGCCCCATGACTAAAGAGGAAGAAGAGGATGACTTCTCCCCGGCGGCCATTGGGACCCGTGTTCACGCGGCCCTCGAAACCAAGAACCCAGATTCCCTTTTGACCAAGCATGAGCACATCCTCTACACTGCGGCATCCAACATGGTGGATAGGCTCATGTCCATCTTCGCAACCGAGGTACAAACGGACAAGGTAGAAGTACTCCCGGAACATAAGTTTGAGGGAATTGTCTTCAATCCCGACGAGGATGCACAGACAGGAACCGCCGACGTACTCGTAAGATGCGGAGATACTTCCATGATTATCGACTACAAAATGGGGGTGGTCCCTGTCTCTGACCCTGCCGAGAATACCCAGTTCATCTACTATGGTTTGCTGGAAATGGCAGAACGCCCTGAATGTAAGCGCATTATCCTCGCGGTGGTACAACCCAGCCAGACCGAAAGCATGAAGATTGCGGCGTTCTACCGTGATGGTAAGGGTCCAAAATTTACCACTGACATGTCCGCAGTCCCTATGGACGAGGCTACCGCAAGGGGAAACATGTCCGCAGTCATTGCCCGCCATTGCCGTGATGCGGAGAATCCCTATGCCTACTCATCCTCTCCGCATGTCTGCCCCTACTGTTCCCGTCTCGCCCGGTGTAAGAAGGTGACTAGCATGGCCCGTAACTTCTCACTTAAAGTATTGAAGGACAAGGACCTAGCCGAGGGAATGATTGACAATGTCGGTACGGCGATGGACAACCCGGAAACCCTTGGCTCCCTTCTTTCCTTTGCGAACATTATCGCGGAGGCCAACAAGGTGCATAAGGACTATGCCAAGACCCTCTTCGCTTGCGGCGTTGATGTTCCCGGATGGAAGTATGCACGGCGAGGCAATACCGTGAAGGTGGACAATGATGCCTTCCGTGCCTACGTCGAGCAGTACATTTCCCCAGAGGAAATTCTGGACAGCATCTCCCGCCTTCCTGTGTCGAAGCTTCTTGACATGGTGGTAGATAAAAACAAAGTTGAAGGAGCCACACGTGCCGAGATGAAGGAAGCCAAGGAATCCTTACTCGAAGAGCTTCAAGAACTTGGAGTAGTGAAAGAAGTGACGAGCGCGATGGCTTTGCTCAAAATCAAATAAACATCTTGACATTTTTCGAACTTGTGATATAGTCACGTCAGAGAAGTTACCGAGGGTAGTTCACTCGCCAAAGAAGCCCTCAACCCAAAACCAAGAATAAACGAATACTATGGCTACTAAGAAAACAGAACACGAAACCTTGGGAATGGACCCGGAAGACGCATTGGAACTGGGAACTCCCGAACCCAATCAACTCGCAACCGCTACGGAATACCACTCCTTCGAGGGCGAGACCGACGCTTCGGACATCCAGATTCCCTACCTCAAACTGTGGCAAGCCTCTTGTGATGAAGCCAAATTGGAAGAACCGATTGGCAGTTTGGGCGCGTTCCTTCTCAACGGTCTGGTCGTTGCCGAGCGCAATAATCCTCTTGAATGTATCGTATTGAAGGCTCGTAAGTTCTTCCGCGAATACATCCCGTACAACGAACGTCAGCCCGGCGTTTACGCTAAGACGTGGAATACGAAGGAAGAGTATGAAGCAGAAGGATTCGACAAGTCGCAGGTCAACCGTGCCCTTGCCATGTGGCTACTGGTTAAGAAGCCGCAGGGTATTAAGGACGCAAGTACCACCGAGGATGACCTTGACGCTCTCTTCACCATTGACTTCATGGGCGACCAGTGGACGCTGGCACGATACACCCCGGAAGGTAATCAGTACACGGGCGTTGGTGCTCCCTTCATCCAGTTCATGATGTTGAAGGGGAACAAGCTCGGCTCCCTGCCCTTCCGTGTGCAGATTGGTGCACAACGCGCCGTCTCCCGCGACGGGAAGAACAGCTACGCCAAAGCGTTCCTCAAGTTCAAACCGCACCCGGTGGAAGGACAGGTTGAAGCCATCCAAGAGATGGGCCTCCTTTCCGCGGTGACTAAGTAACCCCCCTCCCGGCCCTGACGGGTTTATCCCGTAGCACCGCATTGCGGGTAAAAAAGGGGCACGTTCCATTCGGCCATCCCATACCGGGGTGGCCGTCTTATTTTCCGGCTTGACTAGTAGGGATTTATCCAGTATAGTCTGTCATGCAGATTATTGGTTGTGACCCCGGAACCCACGGCGCCCTCGTACTCGCGGACACCCGGAGCAAGAAAATCTGGATAAAGCACATGCCAGAGGACGAAAGGGAACTGGAAATCATATTGAACAAACTGCCACGTAGCCGTCATCGTATCATGTACATTGAGAAGATGAGCTATGCCATGAGCGGAGGCGGCAAGGTGTCCAATCCGAGAAGTAGTGGCGTATTGGGAGAGGCAACCGGGAAGGTCCTCGGTTACGCCGCGGCGGCGGGGTACACCATCACAAAGGTTTCCCCAATCGTATGGATGCGTGCCATTGGCGCGTATGATACGGGCCTGACCGCCCGGGACCGCACGAAGTGGAAGAATAACTTGAAGCGCATCGCAATGGAGAACTTCCCCGGCGCGAAGGTGACGCTACAGAACGCGGACGCTCTTCTCATTCTACTGTATGCGTACCGGGAACTGAACGACGACCACACACTGACCCTTGACAACTGGGATATAGAAAGAATCTAAAATGGCACGACACTTTACCCGCTACGGACGACAATGGGAGTACGGAGTTTCGGAATTGGACATCGAACTCTGGTGCTTCAAATACGCATGGCCCGAAGAGAAGGGAGGGCTGGGCAGGTATGGACACGCTAAGAACGCCATCAATCTCCTGTGGAATTACAAGGGCAGTCCTACTCCCATTATCTGGACGCCGTGGATTGAACGGATGATTGAAACCGCGTGCAAATATGATGTGGTCATCATGGGTGGAGGCTCGTCCTCTGGGAAGTCATTATCTATGGCTATCATGGCGACGCTCTTCTATCTGGCCGACCCCGTCGATACCCTTTGCCTAGTCACATCGACTACTATTGAAGGTGCGAAGAAACGTATCTTCAAGGATATTAAACGGTTGTGGCGCAAGGAATTTCCGGGTAAGCTCGTTGATGGCAAGGGACAGATTAAAGGCGTGAACGAGGACGGAGATATTGACGATTCCCGCGGCATCTCCATTATCCCCTGCGCGAACGTCGGCGACCCCAGTAGCCGATTTATCGGTATTAAGGCAAAGAACATGCACGTCTTTTATGACGAGCTTTCCGAATTGCCGATTGAACTCGTCGAGGTGTGGCGTACCAACCTCATCACCAACAGAGCGGACACGCCTCCTACCCTGATGGCCGCCTCTAACCCCAAGAGCCGCACCGATGCCTTTGGTGTTATGGCTATGCCCAAGGATGGGTGGAACAGCGTTGACATCTTTGAGGAATACGAGTGGGAGACCAAGGACGGGATTTACATCCGCTTCGACAATACCCAGAACCCTCGCATCAAATATGGCCGCGAGGATTGGAGCTTCTACACCCCGTTGGACATCGTTCAGCAAACGATTGAACAATATGGGGAGAATAGTCCGTTCGTGATGCGGTTCCACCGGGCCACCTTTTCAGATGATACGGAAGAAGGTTCACTAATGTCGGAGGCTGAAATTTACGGCAGTGGCGCGGATGCCATGCCCGTCTGGGGAGACGGCGAGTTGATTACCATCGCAGGATTGGACCCTGCCTACACCAACGGCGGGGACCAGTCATGTTTGAAGCTCGCCAAAGTCGGACGAACGGTTGAAGGGCTTTGGGCGTGCGCGGTGTTCCGTACCTATTTGTTGAAGTCTACGTCCGACAAGGAACGGATGAAGCAACGAAACTTCGACATCGCCCAGCAAGTTGGAGAGATTCTCCGGGCCAACGGGGTTGAAAGTAAGTACCTTGCCGTGGACGTAACCGGAGGTACTGGTTTCATCGACATCCTCGCCCAGCATGTCGGCACGGACTTCCAGACGGTCAGCTTCGCGGGTATGGCGAGCAAAGTGCCCATTGGCCTGTTGCAGAATCAGGAGGCATGCCAGCAATATAGCAACAAGGTCTCCGAGCTTTGGGGATGTATGAAACTGGCAATCAATGCTCGCCAACTTTATGGCCTCGACCCGACAACTATCGTCGAGCTTAAATCCCGGCTCTACACCATGAACGGAACCCGAATTGCCGTGGAACCCAAGGCGGCCATGAAGAAGCGGATTCATAAATCCCCGGACAACGCGGACGCACTAGCACTATTGGTGCACGTGTGCCGGGGAATCATGGGACCGGAGTTCGGTAAGATTAGGCTTGACATTCAGAACCATAAGGTGGTAGAACATCAAGAGGTAATCAAATATCGCGAAGACGGAACCGCATATATTGAAGCCGCAGACATTGGCAGGTATCTTGGCGGCTTCGTCGGAGGCAATGCCCCCGCTCCCGCTCCTGCCCGCGACACCTTTGCCTCCGACGTAACCGCCGCAATGAACATGCTATGGACCTAAGAGCCGCCGCAAAGATTTCTGCTCCCAAACCAATCACTAACGAGAACACCGTTATAAGGAAGGCCATTGAGATGTACAAGGCAGGGACCCCGGTTCCTGTCATCTCGGAAGTTACTGGCCTCCCCCGTGAACGAGTTGATAAGATTGTTGATAGCGTCCAACTCTCGAAGGAGGAACTGGCTATCCGCAATGAACTTCTCAATACGTACACGCAGAACACACAGGCACGCATCCTCCAACGCCAAGAGGCGAGGACGAAGATAGAGCTTGACATCGTTGAATCCATGAGTAGCCAGTACAAAGAACTGATGAACAGTGGATTCTCCCGTGTCGCTTCCTTCATGGCCGACGCAGAGATACAATCAATTAAGGATGTACCTCTCTTCCTCTCTATCATGGAGCGAAGCCACGGTCTGTGGGAGAAGTTTAACGAAGCGATTGCGAAGCGCGACATGGACCTACTGTCACAGGTCATCCAGCAGTTCGAGCTGGAACAAACCGAGATAGTGACGCAGATGGGATTGCAGGGAGGACCAGTAACTCTGAACAAGGATGGCACTCGCCCTGAACTGGAAGAAGGAAGCGCGGCCCGTACCATCACCTTGAAGCTCAAGAAGAAGGGCGAAAAGCCCGAAGAAGACACTAAATAAACTTGACAAGATTCTTTTTTCTTCTATATTGAGGTCATGTCCAAACCAGAAAACATTCAGGAAGTATTCCGTCGTTGGACCCCGGTAGCTCTCATGAACTTGCCGGAGGAAGTGAAGACCCCAGAAACGTTCCCCGATTATATGGGGACGGATGATGAACCGTTGCCTGTTGGTCATAGTCAGGGGATTCTAACAGTTATCGGGTACTCCCATGATGTCCGATACCCCTATGTCGCGCAATGTGCCTGTGGGAATGTGGTCACGATGAACCACAAACATTTAACGCGCACACACTACCATTGCGGATGCCTGACCCAAATCATGCGTTCAGCCTATCTCATTCGCTTACGCGTCGAGGCTATGCGCTCGTGGTGGCAACAGGTTCCTATGTGGCTCGACGACCTTGACAAGCTTCGTGAACATGCGAAGAAGTATAAGAAGAGCCTCAAGAGAACAAGAAAGTACAACGCCAAACTCTCCCATGTCGAATACGCGGACGACCCGCTGACGTTTGACCGGGAGGTAGAGACTTCGGACAATCCCGAACATCCGGATGCTTTCCTCTCCCTCGTGGCTCCATCAGAAGAGTACAGCCAGTTCCTGCGCGACATTGCCGAGAAGTTGACCAACGTATATAAACCGTGGCCCGCAATTCCTATGGCCAATACGAGCGCATACGCCAGTTACAAAAACGAACTGCCCGAATTCGACGCGGCTACCTTCATTAACTTCGTCAACTACCTTGCGGACGCACAAGAGGATAAAAACCTGAAAGGGACCACGGAGTATGGCAATTAGCGAAAACGCCACCGTCTTCCATGAGGTAGCACGGGATAAGGAGGTGTGGGGAAAAGCATGGAGATACCGTGCCTACTACCTTGCGTGGGTAAATGGAAATACCGCAAGGCTCGCGCCTACACGTGGCGAGGTCATGCACCCCTACCCAGACAGAGCGAATCCAACCCATGTGATGGCGTTCAAAGACGTCGACCCCGTACATGGGGTGCGTCCTAAATACTTTCGGACAAAGATATTCTCGAATAGTTCGGAAGCCCCTCACCTCGAGCCTTACAGATTAAATCTGGGCAGTCCTCGAAAGTACCCCTTCTTCTCCTATCTAATGTATGAGCCTCTCGTCGAATCCCAGCTCTACTTCCGCTGGTATCTATTCCAGCAGTTGGTAACTGAATGGGCATTCAATATCCTGCCGCCTCAAGCGGACACATCCTTGGGCATACAGGCTGAACGCCGCGCCCTTAAAGCAAGTAAACCAAAATAAACGACAATGGCTACAATAGCAATCCCTTGTGAACCTCGCGTCCTCATCAACGGCGCGAACATTGCACAGAACCTCATTGACAGCGTTGCGGCTTCCGGCCGTGGCGACCACGATGTTTGGCTCCTGCTCCCTTACCGGGCCAAGGCCGCCGCTGAACCCATGATTAAAATCTTGAAGAATCAGTTCCGGGACCTTCGCACGATTGAGTTGCTGACCCCTGTCACGGGTAGCTACGCTCTCGTTACTCATCTCTTCGCCCGACTGCAACAGGCTCTGGCTTACGAGAACGCGCCGGACGAACGAGCTATCATTTGGGTTTCCGAACGCGGCAATGAAACGTTTAAACCCGGCGCGATTGATACGCTGGATGCAACGTTCTATCGCAAGAAGGCTCCGGTTATTGCGGGCAAGTATTTTACGATTCCTGCCACCGAGAACTCTTATGAATCCCGCACCGTGGACGGAACCTTCGTCATGTCCAGCCAGCTGGCGAAACTCTATCCCCAGCGAGTTCCCTACGTCACCATCTCCCAGCATTTCCGTCTCTTCCTTGACAAGGTGCTGACCGAGAAGTGCTTCAACGTGGAGAACTGGGACGACCTCATCACCGTTGGTGAAATCCCCGACGCGGACAACTTTAAGCTTCCCCAAGTTCTTGGCGAAGTCACGGTGACGACCCCTGCCGAGGTATCTATCGCCAGCATCAAAGCGGAATCTATCAATATGATGGGGCAGTCCGAGCAAGTAGGTGGAGCAACTAAAGCCCGCGAGGATTTAAGTGAAGCAGAAGACTTGACACCCAGCGCGAAAGTTGTTACACCTGCACCTGTGAAGCCCAAGACCAAGAAAGCCATGAAGGCTGATGCGGTTGAGGGTAAAGACGAAATTGACAAATAGTAGATATGCCGAAACCAGACGCAAATGCTCCCGTAGGTCCGGGGGTTATTGGCGTGGTTGACGAGAACGGAACCCTTCTCAAGCGAAGGGTTCCGACCGCCGACCAAGCCCGCGCCATGCTCTACTTCTGTCTCACCGCTGACCAGCTATCCATGCAAGCGAGGACAGAGGCACAGGCAGAGCTGGACGGACAACGCCCGTATGACCCAATGGCCCTTTCCGCAGTTGGTCAGAATTATCGAACCAACTACAACTTCCGCACGATGCGGATTGTTCGTGAAAAGGTGGCGGCTAGCCTCCGCGAAGTGTGGGATAACCCCGAACTTGTTTCGGTGCAAACCACCTTCGGAGATAATGCTCGTCGCCCTATCTATTCAGACATCCTTTCCACCGAGGTGACGAAGATGGTCAAGTCCATGCCGGGATTCACTTCCATCATGACGGACCTTCTTCACAACTTCTCATTCCACGGCTTCGGCCTTGCCTACTTTGAGGACCCTGACACTTGGTACTTCAAGGCGGGTAGTCTGAACGAGTTCGCGTTCGAACGCAAGGTTAAGCCGGACAGTAGCACCCTTGAGGTTGTGTTTGCTACTCGTACCCTTCGTGCCCATGAACTCTACGATTTCATTCGTGACCCGCAGACCGCAAGGGAAGCCGGCTGGGATGTGGAAGAGGTCATGAAGGTGTTGAAGACCTGTAGTTACAATCAGACGGTACAGCCCCAGCGTATCTCTTGGGAGACCGAGAAGATGCTTAAAAACGGAGACTACACCCTGACCGACGTAATTGGAACCAGTATTCCGATTGCCCACATGTGGGTTCGCGAATTCAACGGTACGGTTACTCACTCCATCTTCTTCGTCAACGGAAGCGGCGGCAATGGTCAGGATGTGAAGCGTGACCAGAACCGCGATGTAGATGACACCAAGTTCCTCTACACCAAGGAAGGAGCCTACAACTCTATGGAAGAAGCGTTCGTCCTCTTCCCGCTGGGCAGTAGCACCAACGGCGACATCCATGCTCTCCGCGGATATGGCAATGACCTCCTGCCCCACACTCGTGTTATTGACAAGTTGATGAACCAAGCGACGGACGCGGCGTTCCTCGGCATGGCTCTGAACGTCTCTGCCACCAATGAAACCTCCCGTCTCTCCGCAATGGTGAACCCGATGGGGGCCTATACCATTTTGGACCCGTCAACGCAAGTGGTTCCTAATCCCGTACCGAATCTGCAACAGGTTGCCGGAACTCCCCTCGCATTCTTGCAGAACCAAATCCGGGAACGCTTGGGCGAGATTGACGTGAATGCTGATGGAGGCATGGGCCGCACCCAGCTGGAAGCTGAAATCCGTATGGGCAATGCGAGCAAGGTCAGCAATAACATCATGGATATGCTCTTGGAGCACATGACCATCCTTCTCCGTGAAATCGTTCGCCGTATCATCCGCAAGGACTACGATGAAGGGATTGGCGGGTTTAAGGAACGTGAACGCATGCTCCAACGTCTGGACGAAGCAGGTGTGCCAAGGGATGCCTTCTTCGCTATCGACCTTGACAGCGTTACCGCCCTCCCGCCTATCGGTGCGGGCAGTAAGGTTCGCCGCACGATGGCTCTCCGTCAGTGTCTCAACTACATGCAGTTCATGCCCCGCGCTGGGCAGGAACGTCTCATTCGTATGGCCATTGCCAATGAAACGAACGGACGCACCGCACAGTTGTTCATGCCGTTGAAGGATGACCCCAACCCGTCCGAAACCGTGGCCGCCTCTATCGCATCCATCCAGAACAACCAGCTCATGGCAGGTCAGGAAGTTCCGGTTATGCCGAACGAGGACCACAGGACGCACGCGGAAGTGCATGCCAACTTCATCATGTCCATGCTACCGGACGCACAGCTGGAACCCGAAGAGATGGCCCAGCTAGCTCAACCTCTACAGCTTCTGGTCGCCCAGTTGGCAGGACACATGGACTATTTGCAGGCCGCCAAGGAAGTTGTCCCTGAATTTGAACAGTACGAGAAACTGGTCAAGAGGTGCAACGAGGTTATTACCAACGGCATGCGGGCCTTGGAAGCGATGCAACAGAACGAAGAAGCGGCTCCTCAAGAAGGACCTACTCCTGAACAGATGAAAGCCGAAGCCGAAATTGAATTGAAGCGCATGAAGACGGAAGCTGAAATCCAGTTGGCTAAGGAAAAGCAGGATGCCGAGATTACTCGTAACGCCGTAGAAGCCAATGCTAAAGCGGCTCAATCGCTAGGAGGTGCACGATGAAGGCAGTTCCTACCTACACTGTCGAAGGGTTCAAAAGCAACAAGGCGGCGACTGGCCGCCTTGCTGAACTCCTGCATGACCCGGTAATGGAAGAAGCTCTCTGCATTGTTCAGTCGAAACTCAATGCGACCTTACAGCCCACAATGGAAGCCGCCGCATTGAATGGGGCTTTCGCGGCTGGGGCTAAATCCGTTATCGCCGCTCTCTTCAATCTGGCCGAAGAGAATGAAGAAACCGAATCCCCGGTAACTATGATGAATCATCCCATGACCGAGCGTAACGCTTGGATTAACTCACTTTCACCCAACAGGTAAATACATAGATGGACAACGTAAATATTCCCGCAGTAGCGGAGGGCATCATAGATGGTGCTATTCACAACGACATACATAACATTTTTGAACAGACCCTGTTCGCCCCGGATTCCACGGATTCCACTCAACCCACCAATCCCGCTAACCCCACGGCTCCCATTGAATCCCCGGACGGTACGGTAGTCATGCCAGATGCTGGGCCTCGCATCGCGGATGATGAAGTAGTCAATACCACGGGAACCCCGGTTCCCCCGGATGACACGGAATCCGAGGAAGAACAGAACGAAGAGGAAGAACAGAACGAAGAGGAAGAACAGAACGAAGAGGGGGAAAACGAAGAGGGGGAAAACGAAGAGGAGGAAAACGAAGAGGAGGAACAGAACAATGGTCCTAAGGAACAGAAAGCGAGCAAGGCCGCGAGCAAGGCATTCGCTGAAATGCGCGTCCGGTTGAGGGGCGCGAAGAAAGAAATCGCGGACTTGAAGGCCAAGCTGGAAGAAGCGGGTAAATCCTCTCCCAACAATGAAGAGCTTGAATCTCTGCGCGAGATTGTACGCGGCTATGCCTTCACCGCAACCGAAGAATACAAGACCAATGTAACTGCCCCGTATAATAAGGCTAACGCCAAACTTGCGGAGATTGCCCGCGCCTCTGGTGCATCTCTGGACATGGACAAGCTGAATGAAGTTGCCCTTAATCCCGACCTCGACGAGTACGACCGCGAAGAAGCGTATGAGGCCATTGGGAAGGAACTGGGCATTAGCGATTCTGCCGTGTTCAAATTTGTCCGCATGGCTAAGGTCCGCGACGCGGCCATTGTCGCCCACGGAAACTATCAGGCCGAAGCCGACAAGTATGTGGAAGAGTTGAAGGCCAGCCGCGGCGGCAAGTCGGAGGCCGGGACCTACACCGTCAATCTCGACAACTACACGTTGGAAGCGATGAAGGAACGTGCCAAGGAACTGGGCATGACCACGGAGATTACCGAAGAGAATGTGAAGCATGCCCGCCATCTTGCTCACAAGATAAATAATGGTTCCTTCATGGATGGCGCACTGGCCGAACTCATGGTGAAGGAACTGGCAGATGCTCGCGCGACAATCGAGGCTCTCAACGTGAAGGTGGCCAAACTCCGCAAGGCCCGCCCCTCCGCTAACGAGGGTAGCCCCAAAGCCCCGGAGACCCAGCCACCCGCCGGGCCGACCGCAGTCGGGGACATTATTGGTAGTGCCTTCGGATTATAATAAATTTTCCTTGACATACTGGTAATTTTATGACAAGAATGGGGCATCAAATGCGGTGTCCCATTCTTGCTTTCCCGCGAGCAAACCAAAACAAACCTTTATGCAGGTGTGAAAATTCTTGGTCCTGACCCTGCCATGACCGCGTAAGACCCCAAAACAAAATCTTCCAAAGAGAACTAGGCGTTGCAAATTAAACCAAATTTAATTTACAAATGGCTACTTCTCCTAACGATATTCAGGCCCAAGAATTGAAGCTGGTCACGATGACCAACCTTCTTAACGCCAACATGTTCAGCACCTTTGCTCGTACTTCTCCGTGGAACTCCCAGATGATTATGACGGGAGAATGGACTGACGGTGTTGGTGATTCCGGGCGCATCGCAACCTTCGGTGCTACGGACCCCCGTGCCGAATGGATGAACATTAACCTCGCTTCCACCTCCAACCAGATTCCGATTACGGTAAATGATACTGGGGCTACGGAATACTCCTACAGCCGCTTCATCACGAGGCTTTCCTCCCAGAAACTGGACGTACTCCGTATGCGTCAGTCTTGGCAGGCTAAGCAACAGGCCGAGAATGTGGTGAAGCAGTTGGTCCGTGCCGTCGGTAATACTTGGTCTCGCTTCTACCGTCAGAGCTACATCGACATCGCCAGCTACAAACTCATCCCCACGAAGGCGGGTGTTGTTGGTCTCGATGTCGTGAGCAACGATATTAACTCCATGCCGGAAGTTAAGCCCGAAGCCGCTCTGAACGACGACCTGATGAACCAAGCTTGGCAGTTGCTCATCAATGAAGGTGCTGGCGAATCTGCCGCTCTGATGGACCAAGGTTCTCCTGTCTTCTTGGCTTACACGTCTAAGGACACCGTGGACTTCATCCTGCGTCACAACGAAGTTATCCACAAGGACTGGAACTTCGCAGAGGCCGCGGAAGGCAAGGATGCTACCCTCCTGCGTCAGCTGGGCGTGAAGTGGACGTACAAGGGCTTTACCTACATCGTGGACAACATGAACCCCCGCTACACCTTCGACGACACCAAGCCGACTGGTCAGAAGTGGGTGGAAGTTCCCCAGTATATCAAGGTGGAAACGACTGTTGGTAATCGCTATGTGCCGAACCCCGCGTACATGAACGCCCCCTACGAAGATACGATTATCTTTGTGAAGGACGTGTACAAGTCCCTCGTTCCTCGTCCGGTGTCTGCCTACGGTCAGGCCAAGTGGGACCCTGTGACTTACGCTGGTGAGCTGGTTTGGGTGAACAACAAGGACAACGGCGATAACTACATGGGTACGCAGGGCATGTTCATCGCGACGCTTTCTGCCGCTCCGATGCCTGTCTTCCCGCGTCACGGTGTAGTCATCCGACACATTCGCACGACCGCTGGCCGCGAACTCGTTGGTGCTGACGGCAAGCCCGTTGGCTCTCTGGTAAGTACCCCCGCGGTAGTGCCGGGCCTCTAATCCTAAACCTATAATTCTTAAACCGAGGCGGGCGGGATGAACCCGCTCGCCTCAATTTTTTATCTGCATGAAGATTACGTATGACCCTGAAAAATTTGGAGACCTTAAACCGGGGGATGATGTTCAGCTCATGGGAGTTGGCGTTGTTTCAGATGATGGCAAATCTATTGAGATTGTTTCTATCGAGGACCAAGAAATAGGTGACAACGATAGTGACGATAACTCCGAAGAAGAAACCGAATCTCCCAAACAGGAAACCGAAACCGAAGAAACCGAAGAACTGGCAGAAGGAGCCGACATTGGTTCTATTATCGCCTCTGGCTTTGGAGCATAACCTTTTAACTAAAACTCTTAACGAAGAATTATGGCAATAGAAAATCTTCCCATCCCCGCAGAGAATGCAACTATCGCTCGCGGGCAAATCTATCAGCTTACCGGACTGACCGAGGCTACTCGGTATAAGTTTATTGTCACGTCTACCAAGTGCCCGCATGTGGTCATCGCGAAAGATGAAGCGTTGGAGCAGGTGGAAGCCGAAGGGTATCTTTCTGGCCGTGCTTTCTACTTCGCGACGGAAGGTGGTCAGACTGACGCTTACCTCCGCATCGATGCCCTTGAGGGCGCGGAGATTACCTTGACTATGAAGGCTGACCAAATTCCGGCTCCCGAAGAAGCAACTCTTCCCGCAGACTTATCGCCTGACAAGTGGTATAGTATCGGTGATTTAGTCGCAGATACGGGGTATGAATTGAAAGTAAGTGCGGAAGTCCCTGTAACCGTATTTGTCAAGACAGGAGATACCATTGCAGACGCAATAGAAGAACCTCCGTTTGTAACTGCCGCAGGGACCACTCGTTTCACTTCCACCGGTACGAAAGCGTGGGTGTACGTAGATGGAGCAGTAAAGGCTAACGTTGACATCGTAGCCGCGCAGGGGATTGAGGGTGGCGGTTCTGGCACTGGCTTTGACCCAGCTAGTGACCAGACAATCTCCGGGGCATGGAGTTTCACCAACACGGCGGGATTGGTTCTCGGAAACGAAGTTCCTTTAGTTCTCGGACAAGGGGATGACGCGGTGAAAATCCACGGCGATGGTAACGGAGCCGCAGTCATTGAGGGGACGAACGCTTCCCACATGGACGTTGCGATTCCTGTCAAGTTCCAAGGCTCTACCACTTTCGATGACAGCGTTTCCTTCGTCGCCGCTACTGGCGAGAAGATGAAGTGCATACTCTTCGACAAGGAGAGCGGTCCTACGCGAGCCATACTTTACGAAGAATCCAACGGTTTCCTCTCCATAACTGACCCCAATAACGTCGACAATAAGACATTGACCATCGATGGGGCTGGGGACTTGTGGGTCTACAAAAATGAAAACCATAACGGGGTAGTTACGTTCCGCAACACCCCCAATGCCAACAGCGGCATCAACATTCCTCTGGCCGTGGGGGCGGTAACGGATACGTCAGCGGTTAATCGCCTGTACGCCGCGGGCATGGCCGGCGTGACGGGCATCCTGACCTCTAATGCTTTCCTCAATACGGATGCCATTACCGCGTCAGGATCTTCGACAGTCACCAAAACAGTTCCCTACCATTTGGCTGGTATTAAGGTTCCCAAGGGTACTCATTCGACCATTCAGGCGAAATTTGAGGTGAGCGACCCTCAATGGAATTATTCCAGTTTCGCCGGGTTCTCTTTCCTTTGGCGCGCTACCAGTGCCGCAAAGTTGTCCTTTGGTATCGGCCGCGGCGAGAAGACGATTCGTCCCGACCTTTCCATAGATTCTTACAGTATTATCCCGGCAAACGGTTTGGCTTACAATCAAGGCGAAATTCTGGATATTACTTTTGATAGCGTGAGAAATACGGACCGCAACGGTTATAAGGTGCGGGTGCGTGAGATTTTTGCGCTTAACGATACGGACAGCTGGCAGGTTAAGACTACAACCAGCTTTGTTCCGGCCAGTCAGAACGAGCCTGTTCCGTGGACGATTGCCAAGATTATCTATCAACAAAAATCTGACGCCAGTATTGCCAAGTATGAAGATACAGGAGCGCTCTGGCTCATGCTCACCGGAGGCCAGGGGAATAATCTGTATCAAATTGCCACATGCCGCGGCGTCAGTAATTTTGAAACCGGGGTTGGTGTTTCCCAATGGGTGACTGATGTGGTGAATAATGCGGCTGGCGACGTTTCTGTTTATGCGGGAACCGGAGAGTACACCTATTACCATCCCGGAAATGTTAATCCGGTTTTCTATGGTCTGGATGCGATATCCCGCAACTGTATTGAAACCGAAGAAACGGCAGATTTTGTGGACATTAACATACCTCTCTAATCATGAATAATGCAGAGATACAGATTCAGTTTCCCCAGCCGGGACAGTGGGATGAATTTACCCTGACGCCCATTTATCAGGACGCGGACGGTTACACCCGGACAGACCGCTACACAGCGGACGAGATACCAGCGGACCATGCCCCGGCAATGGCCGCTGTTGTGTCCTCTCTGGTGGAACTGGGCGAGGACTGGCAAGCCGTCCAGGTGTGGGCCCGGCTGGGAAAAGATGTCCTGACCCTTGCGGAGGATGGTGCCTATACAATGATTGATGCGGTATCTTTGACCGTTGAGGCCGTCCATGCGGAGACCAAAGGCCGCAGGATTTTTACAGTCTCGGACTACCCGGCTTTTATCCTGACCGACCCCGCCGACGTGGAGTTTTTCAAGTTTTTCACAACCAATAACAAAGACAATGACTACTAATGATCAATGCAACCACGCCCTGGCTATCGCCAAGGATATGTATTATGCCTTCCTGGAAAACCAGAAGGAGGGCACGAATTGGGAAGGGCTTCCCGACGATGATAAAGCCGGATGGCGGAATGTCGCAGAACAGGCCCTTCCTATTATCGCAAAGCATGCTGCCAATGACATCCGGGTGTATTTGGACCTTAAAGCATCCGTGGCTACCGGCTGGAAAAAATGGCTTTACTGGGCCGGGGTCGGCATCGTTGGCGCCATCCTTGGCGGCTTGGGAATGTCCCTCTCCGGCTGCGGCCATTCCGTGGACGTGACGCCGGAAAAGACGGTGGTATGCAAAGACGGCTCCTGCCTAGTGCTGGAACCGGGGCATATCTCCTACAGTCAGGCCCAGCCGGAAACGGATGTTCCGCCCATCGTGCAAACCATCAAGAAATAAGGCCATGTGTAAGCTCTCCGAAGTACCGGCGCGTTTCCTGGATTTTGCCAAGGCTTCCCCCGTGTTTGCCTGCGTCCTGATGTCGCTGACGATATGCGGCGGGGCATGCTGGTACATCGGGGAGGTGGTCAGCCACCACAATGACCGCCTTTGTGATCTGATGACCATGCAGACGCAGGCCCAGGTGGAGACGGCCAAGGCGATCCAACTACTTGCCGTCAGAATCGAAAACATAGAAAGGAAGCTGGAAAAGTGAATAATCTCCTGAACCTTTCCGTTCTTCTGCCTCTGATGGGGTTCGTGATGGCCGGCGTTTTTGCCGCGTGCGGAGACACAGAGGCCGGCATTGCCGTGTTCTGTTTCCCCATTGCGTGCCTTGTGTTCCTCCGATGTGCGGAACGCTGACCAACTGTAAAGTTTTTCTTACAAGTTCCCTTTATCTAATAGCCAATAGTTTATAACTTAATTAACCATGCCGGAACGATACCTTTACTTACTCGTCATTGAAACTCCCGGACGCAAGCAGGAGATGCACATGCTGCACAGCAGGAAGCAGCGTACAGCCTACAAAGCCCAACACGCGGAATGGCATCTCAACAGCACCTACGTGGAGTATGACTTGCCGGAACATCTTATTAACCAACATTTGAACAAATGAATATCGCTTTAGACATCGGACACGCCAAGGGCACAGGAGCCCGCGGCAACGGTCTGGAAGAGCATGCCGTGGCATCCAGCATTGCCCATCATCTTTTTTACGCCTTGAGAACACAGGGGCATACTGTCCACGTTCTGGACTTTCCAGATAAGGGTAACCAAGAAGATCTGACCTCCACCATCCGGGTGGCTAATGCCGATGGGTACGACTTCGGCATCAGCATCCATTGTGACTGTTCCGACAATCCAGAGGCCCATGGTGCCCATGTTTGCTTCTACCCCGGCTCTGTTCCGGGGAGCCGTCTGGCCGCCTGTATTGCCGAACCTCTGGCAGACCTTCTGCCGGGACGAGCCAATACGATTCAAGCCCGGCCGGGGCTGGCCATCCTCAAGCAGACGCGCATGCCATGGGTATTGTGCGAATGCGGGTTTATCAGTAACGCCGGGGATGCGGATATCATGAAGCATCATCCGGAGAGCATTGCCAACGCGATTGCCGAGGGCGTCCGGGATTTTACGGCGCAGGAGCTTGTTTAGTTGTTTTCATCATTAGTTGTTATGGGATCTATTTTCAAACCTAAAGTGACACAGGCTCCGGCTCCGCCGGTAGTAGAAGAGCCGCTGAATCCGACGGCTACGGAGAAGTCTGTTTCCGATGCTTCGGAGGATGTTCAGACCAAAAGTAAGCGCAGGTTGAAGCTGTCCGATACGGTGAATAATCCGAATCTGTCCGGCGGTTTGTCCACGTTGCGCAAAACCCTGGGATAGCAGCCATGGAGGTACGCGATTACATTTCCCTGGCAGATAATCTGCGCACGGAACGCGCCGCTTTTGAAGGCGGCTGGGATGAAATGCGCCGTATTATCATGCCCAGGGCTACGGGCAACGCTTATCCCGACCGCGTACCTGATCACAGCGGCGGATTGGAGCATAGCGACGTCGCCAATAACAGCCTGAAGAAGCTGGCATCCGCCCATTTGACTTATATTACGCCTTTGGACAGGCGCTGGTTTACCTTGCGCCCGGTAGGTTTTAATAAGGATGGGAATCAGGCTTTGAATGATTGGTACAGCAAGGTTACGGAGGTGATGGAGCGGGAACTTGCCGTTTCCAATTTTTATTCAGTGATTCATGAGGTTTACCTTGATCGCTGCCTGACGGGAACCGGCTGCATGTTTGCCGAGATGAATATTAACAGGCAGCTGATTTTCCGGCACATTCCCACGGGAACTTACGCTATCGCGGAGTCGGAGTCAGGGGATGTTGATACGCTGGTGCGCTGGTTCCGGCTGACGGCTCACCAGGCGGCGCAGAAGTGGAAGGAGGAGGCTCTGGGCCCAAAAGTGCGGAGAGCGCTCAAGGATGCCAGGAGACGCTATACGGATTCTTTCGAGTTTGTGCAATGCGTCCTGCCTAACCCGCAGGGCAAGCTGTTGTCCGACCATGTGCCGCCTGGCAAGAGAGCGTGGAAGGACGTCATTATTTCGTTGGACGATAAGAAGATTGTGTTTGAGAGCGGTTTTTTCGAATTTCCGTTTCTGGTGACGCGCTTTCTGCGCTGGGGAGACAGCCCCTACGGGGTGGGACCGGCATGGTTCGCGCGGCGCACGATCCGCATGGCTATCGACATGGAGAAGATTCTTTACACGCTGGGACAGACAAAGGCTTATCCGAGGCTTTTCCTGCTGTCAGAGCAGTATGGGGAGGTGGATTTGCGCGCCGGAGGCAGGACCGTCATTTCTCCGGAAGCGGCGGAACTTGGCTTGCCGCGCGAATGGGGCACACAAGGGCAGTATGATATCGGGCTGGAATACCTGCGGGGTCTGTACGCCAAGATTGAAGAGGCTTTTTACGTTCCCATGCTGGAAACCGTTTCCCGCATCGACCGCCAGATGACGGCTACGGAGGTGGCGGCCCGGGAAGCCGAGAAGGTGCTTGGGTTTACGCCTTCTTTTACGTTGTTTGTGAGCGATTTCAGGATGATGTGCCAGCGTATTATGGCCCTGTTGTACCGCGCCGGGAAGCTTCCGGAGCCGGTTCAGGGCGTGTTTGAGGTCAACCGGCGGGGCGCTCCTACACGCCTGGCCGTCCCCCAGGTTCAGTTCATGGGCAAGATTGCCCAGGCGATTGCACGTACACAGACGGACGGCTTGATGACGGCTCTTGAGTCTATCGGAACTTTGTCGCAGATGACCGGCCGGCCGGAGCTGCTGGATATTGTGAATCTCAATAAGGCCGGGGAATTGATTTACGATTCCAAGGGCGCCCCGATGGAGTGCAAGGCGACAGAGGATGAGGTGAAGGAGAAGGAGACTGAAAGGAGGAATCAGCAGGAAGCGGCCATGCAGGCAGCCCTTGCCGAACAGTCCTCCGTGGCTAACAGGAATAATGCCCAGGCCCAGCAGGCTTTACAAACGACATGAAGACGGATCCCACCAATAAGTACGAACAGTACATGAAGCGCCGCAGAAGGATTTTCCGGGAAGCATTCAGGAATCCGGAAGTCCTGGAGGAGCTGAAGAGACATTTCCAGACCGATCTTCCCTGTTTCCAGGGGAAGGCCGGTTCTTACGACCCCCTTGACGCTATGCGTCGAGACGCCTACCGCGAGGTGGTTTTGTTCATCGAAGCGGTCATGGGCAATCATTACGAACCAGAAGAAGAGATATAGAAGAAGTACCATGATTTTATTTAAGTTGTACCATAACCGGTTTCTTTTTGAAGAGGCTCCGGAGAATGGAGGCGGTGGCGGAGGAGGTTCCGCCGCCCCTTCCGCTTCCGGACGTCCCAGCCTGGCTAATCCTGCACCGGAGCCGACTCCGGCGGATGATGAGCAGCCGAACCCTCCTCCCCCATCGGATCCGGGTTCTCCGCAGGGAGATCCGCCTTCCCAGGGGGATTACGTGTTGACGTTCGATGATACGTTTTCCGGAGACGAGACGCTGCAGCAGTTGCTGACCGAGACCGGCAAGGCCCACGGGCTTCCTGTCGAGGGGCTTTCCGCGTTTATCAAGGATATGGATGCGCGTCTGGCGGCCAAAGCGGCCGAACAGAAGCAGGCGCAGGATGCCGCCATGGAAGAGGCCTGGAGACAGCTGGATGGAGAGTGGGGCCGGGACAGTGACGCACGCCAGATGCGCGCCGTTCAAATGGCCGGGAGGTTGTGCCGCATGGCCGGTATCGACCAGAGCGTGTTTAATGAGATGGGCATTGCCGATCATCCGGCCATGTACAGGATTCTGGATGCAGTAGGCCGGATTCTGGACGAGCCGGCTCTTCCGGCGCCCCCCGGACGGCAGGAACAGCAGGCCCGCGGCGAAGCCCGGCGCATGATGCACGATCCGGAACACCCGGATTATTCGGCATTCCACGATTGCGACCATCCGCGTTTTGCCGAGGTGAGGGCCAAGTATATGCGGCTGATGGGTGCGTAAGCAGATATTGCTTTTCCAGCAAGCCCTGTTTCCTTTTTGGGAGCAGGGCTTTTTTAAGGAAGAAGTTCCGGTAGGGATTCCGCAGCGGAGCGCAGCTGATCCACGGAGGGGCGGATGTACACGCTATGCACGGCGGAAGAGTCATGCCCCACCAGCTCCATGGCCAGCCCCTGCGATACGCCTGATGCCTGCAACAACGTGGCCGCCGTGGCCCGAATGCTGTGGAAGGACTTGCTGTTCATCCTCCTTCTGCGGCCGCCGGCCGCTCCATGCACCACGCCGATGCCATGGGTGCGCAACAGGAGGCCGAATTGATAGGACGCGCCATCCCCCAGGGCCAGCAGGGGCGCGTGAAGTAGTTCATCCGCCGGTTCCCCCGCTTCCTTCCAGCGGGCAAGCGCCCATTGGTAAAAGCCTTCTCTCATGGGCTGGTCCATCCAGCGCCCCGTTTTGCCCGTGTCAAAGCGCACGATGCGGCGTTCCCAGTCAAACTGATTCCAGTTGAGGCGCAGAATATCCCCCAGCCGCTGGCCGTAGGTTTCAAACGAGCAGCGTACCGCGGAACTCCACAGGGGCGGGAAATGCTCAATCATGTAGAGGATCTCGTCGAGTGTGAAGGCTTCCTTGTGCAGCTTTTCCCCGGCACGGTCCGGGGGAATGGAAACGCCGGCGCACGGATTGCGGTCAATTACTTCTGAATCCACGGCATCCGCGAATGCCTGGGAAAGAACGGACATATCCTTGTACACAGTCTTTTGCCGCACCAGTTCGCGGCGAGCCGCCACAAAGCCCTTGATGTCCGCCTTGGTGATCAGGCGAAGCGGGGCGTTCGCCCGCGCTCCCAGATACTCGTAAAAATGCTTGCAGGCGGTTCTGGCATTGTAGGCCGTCTGTTCGGAGACAAGAGCCGCCTTGCGCCCAACAAATCCGTCACACCAGGCACGCACGGAAACATTGTTGTGCACCTGGTATTCTTCCGCTTCCGCGCAGGCTATCTGCACGCCCCGCTGGTAGGCGATACGTTCCGCCAGTTTGGCCGTGATCCGGTCTCCTTCAAATTCTCCGCCATTCACAGGAACTTTCGTGGAACGGCGCTTCATCTTGCCGTCCGGCCCCTGAAATGTCACCATCCAGTAGGGCGAGGATTTTTCCTTGTTGATGGACAGACGCCCCTTGTAAAAAGGTTTGCTCAT